AACAATTCTAATTTTACCTGATCCGAACAGCTTCCATTTTTATTAGGTTCTGCAAGTCTTGGACGCATCCGTTTTTAATTATACGACAAATATATAAAAAAGTTACAAAAACTAGATAACTATTTTCATTTTTTTTTAAATATAAACAAATTTGCTTACATTTGTACTATGAAAGCTAAAACAAAATCACAACTAGTAAAAGATTTAGATGCAGTATTTAGCAAGTATATTAGATATTCTAAAGCAACTAATGGATATTGCAAATGTATTACTTGTGATCGTGATTATGAAGTTAAGAAAATACACTGTGGGCATTTTATGAGTAGGCAGTATATGAGTACAAGGTGGGATGAAAGAAATGTAGCACCACAATGTTATGGATGTAATGTAATGCAACAGGGTAAACAATTTGAGTTTAGCTTAAAAATAGGAAAAGAACTATCAGAAGAATTATACTTATTAACTAAACAAACTAAAAAATGGAGTTTAGATGAGATTAAAGATATGATAGAACAATATAAAGACAAATTAAAAGAATTTTCTTAGTTTTCATAGTAATTTTTGTTTGAAATTGGGTAACTTAACGGTTACCCTTTTTTTTTGCTATATGTTAAAATTTTGTTAAAGTATTAATAATTAGTTTCATATTTAAAAAATAGTTATATATTTGCTTCATAATTAAAAACAAATAACTATGAAAGATTTAATTGATTACCAAAGATTTCAGGTAGAAGCTTTACAAAAGCGTATCTGCGAATTAGAAAAAAACCTTAACGAAGTAAAAACATATGTATTTGAACTTTGTGAAGATGATTGCCCTTTAGAGTACAAAACTATTATTAAACAACAAATTTACAATTTAGAAAAGTAATGAAATTATTACACGAAAAACTAAGTAAAATCCAAGTAGAATTTAAATCAAATAAGAGTAAATTTAATTCATTTGGTAAGTACAATTTTAGAAGTGCAGAAGATATATTAGAAGCACTTAAACCATTTAACGAAAAGTATGGTGTTTATTTTACTATTAGAGAAATATTAGGTGATGTAAATAATTTACCTACTATTACTTCAATAGCTACTATACACGATGTAGATGGTGTACAAGAAATTGAAGCTACTGCAATAGTAGGGGTAGATTTAGCACAAAAAGGTATGCAGATTCCACAAGCTTTTGGGTCGGCTTCTAGTTATGGTAAAAAGTACGCTTTAGGTAACTTACTACTTATTGACGATACTGCTGATGCAGATGCTATTAATACACACGGAAAAGAAAATATTAAAACCAGTGCAGAAGTTACAGAAAAAGAGTTATCTTGGCTAAATAAAAATACACCACAATTTACACAAGCTATTGAATACTTAAAGAAAGGTGGTAAGTTAGAAACTATAGAATCTAAATATAAATTATCAAAATCAGTAAAAGACGAATTACTAAAAATTAAATAAATAAATAACAATTAAATTAAAAATTATGAGTACATTATTAAACATTGGAATTAAACAACAAGATGGAAGTTACAAAAACTATACACTATCTTTAAATGATGAAACAAACGGATATGGTCAAAATGTTTCTGTTTGGGAAAGCCAAACTAAAGAACAAAAAGATAGTAAAGAACCAAGAAACTATGCAGGTAACGGTAAAGTAGTTTGGACTGATGGAAATGTAAAGGTAGCTGACAAAGTGGTAACCAATACAGACCACAATAAAGTTAGGGATATTAAAGTAAATGCTGCAGAAGTTTTAGAAACACATTTACCATTTTAATTATCTAGTTATCCATTTTAAAGTATTATCTTTGTATTTGTAATATTAAATATATAAAAAATTATGAGTACAAAGATTTGCTTTAAATGTAATTTAGAAAAAAAATTAGATGATTTTTATAAACATCCAGCTACTTCTGATGGTAGATTAAACAAGTGTAAAGAATGTAATAAAAAAGATACTAGAGATAGTTATAAAATAAAATCTAAAGATGAAAGCTTCTTAATATTAGAAAGAGAAAGAAGTAAAGAAAAATACTACAGATTAAACTATAAAGAAAAACAAAAAATTTGGGACTCTGAGAAAACTTGGAAAAACTCAGCTAAATATAAATCTCTTAGAAGAAAATTTAAAGCAGTTCCTAAAACACACCATTTACATCATTGGAATTATAATGATGAATTTTTAGAAGATATTATTATAATAGAAAAATTTAACCATAGAAACGCACATAACTTAATAAAGTTAGATATACAAAACAAAATATATATAGGGTTAAAAGGTGAAATACTAGATACTAAAGAAAAACACATTTTATACTTAATTAATAATGGTATAAAATTTTAAACAAACAAAAAACTATGTTAGCAAATTTAATAGATATACAAAAAAACATACTTGATGTAAAGTATGGTAGATTAAAAGAGGGATTAAAAATTAATATTCCTGAATTTGATGAGCATATAAGGTTTAAGCCATCAAATTTTAATGTAATAATTGGGCATAGTAATGTAGGTAAAACTACTGTTATTCTTTACTTAATGACTATGTACACAATAAAGCATAATATTAAGTGGTTAATCTTTTCAAGTGAAAATACCTCAACTTCAGTAGCTAGAAAAATACTAGAATTTGCTAGGAATAAAGCTATACAGCAAATGACTGATGATGAAATAGAATATGGTTTAAGCTGGGTATTACAGCACTTTAAAATTATTGATGTAGATAAACTATATACTTACAAAGATTTGCTTAAAGAAGCTAAAGAAATACATAATGAATGGCATTACGATGCTTTACTTATTGATCCTTATAACTCACTTGCAAAAGATAGAGATTTAATGAAAAATGTAGGTAGCCACGAATATGATTATCAAGTATCTAGTGAAATGCGTTTATTTTGTAAAGAAAATCAAATATCAATTTGGTTAAATACTCACGCTGTTACAGAAGCTTTAAGAAGAACGCACCAAAAAGAACACGAATATAATGGTTTACCAGTTCCCCCTAATATGGCAGATGTAGAGGGTGGTGGTAAGTGGGGTAATAGAGCAGATGATGTATTTACTATTCATAGATATACACAACATCCTACGGATTGGATGATTAGCGAAATACATATTAGAAAAGTTAAAGAAGTAGAAACAGGTGGTAGACCAACTTCTATAGATTCACCTATTAAATTAAGAATGATGCCTAACAATATTGGTTTTACTTATGCAGGTGTAAATTTACTACAAGCAAAAAATATTAAAGGATTGGACTTTTAGTTATCTACTTATTAAAAATTTATTAATATATTTGAACAATGGAAATTACAAATAAAATAAGAATTACTAACGAAGATAATATGGAGCTAATGAAAATGTACCCTGATAAGTACTTTGACTTAGCTATTGTAGATCCACCTTACGGAATTGATTTAGCTAATATGAATATGGGGATAGGCAATACACCAAAAGCATCAAAAGTTAAAAACAGAAAATGGAAATCAAAAGATTGGGATAATGCAATACCTTCAGATGAATATTTTAATGAATTATTTAGAGTAAGCAAAAATCAAATTATATGGGGTGGAAATTATTTTAATTTAGGAATTTGTAATAAGTTTATTATTTGGGATAAAGAAATACCTGAAGGATTGTCTTTTTCAGATTGTGAGTATGCTTGGACTTCATTTTCTGGTGCTAACAAAATATTTAGATATTCTGCTTATTTAAACAAAAGTGAGAAGTTTCACCCAACACAAAAACCACCACAATTATACAAATGGTTAATTGATAAATACGCAAAACAAGGAAATAAAATACTTGATACACATTTAGGTTCAGGTTCAATAGCTATAGCTTGCCACGATTACGGTTTTGATTTAACAGCTTGCGAATTAGATACTGAATACTATAATAAAGCAATAGAAAGAATAACAAATCATACAAATCAGCAAAAATTATTCTAATGGAAAAAATAACAATAAAAAATCATATTTCTGATTTAAAAACTACTACTGCAAAGATGCTAGTTTATAATTCTGATAATTCAGAACTACTTGCTTACTTTAAAGATATTACTTTTAAGTTAGAAATGATTGAGCAGTTAATTGATATTGAAGATAATTTAGATTTTGGAGTTATTGAACAAGCATTTAAAACGATTTTAAAGCAAGATTCCGAACTAACTAATGTAGAGATTAACATACAAGTTAAACCAGCATTAAGAGAAACAAAAATAGGTAAAATAAAAGCTAAAATTTTTAATTATGATATCGCTTATTAGTTTATTAATATTTACGCTTATTACTTGGGCAGTTTATACAGGTAAAGAATTACAATTTGCAATTATACACGGCTTTATGGTAGGTTTTTTGTATGATGTAGATCAAGAAGAAGAAGAAAAATACCATACAATACAAGTTTTATTAGGAGTATTATCTATAAACATTCTATGGGAATCTTAGAACAAGTTGCAAAACACCACGATTATTTTGTAGAGTTAGCTTCAGTATTTGATAGCGAATTTGCAGAAGATATCGTACAAGAATTTTACTTATTGTTACATAAATACAAAGTAACAGAAGAACAAATGTTTACTAATGGCAAATTGAATAGAGGTTATTGCTTTATTATTATAAGAAATATACACTTTCAAATTTACAATATTAAGAAACGAATAGTAAAATGCGAAATAAACGAAGAAATTTATAATTTGATTGATGATTTTGATATAGAAAAAGAGTTAGAATGGAATAACTTTAGAACTAAAGCAGAATCAGAAGTAAACAACTGGGATTGGTACGATAAAAAGCTATTTTCTATTTATAGAGATTCTAACATAAGTATTAGAGGATTAGCAAAAGAAACAGGAATAAGTTTTGTAAGTATATTCCACTCACTAAAAAAGCATAAAGAAAAATTAAAAGAACTATTAAAAGAAGATTACGATAACTTAAAACTATAAATTATGGCAAAAAGAAAACCAAAAGGATTAGGTGATACTGTAGAGCAAATAACAACTGCTACAGGAATCAAAGCAGTAGTAGAAGCTGTATCTAAAGCTACAGGAATAGATTGTGGGTGCGAGAGTAGAAAAGAAGTTTTAAATAAACTTTGGACTTACAGAAAACCAAACTGCTTAGAGCAAGAAGATATAGAATTTTTACTACCTTACTTTGAATTTAAAAAAGATAGCTTAACTCCAAAAGAACAATGGAGAATTAAAGATATTTATAAAGCTGTATTTAATGAAGTAATACAAGACAGTAACTGTGCTAGTTGCTGGAGGGATACTTTGAACGACTTAAGAAAGGTTTACGAAACTCAGCAAGATGCATAACTGGAAAGAACAAGATCTATTTCTTTTTTTAAAAGAGAATATCTATAAAGATTTGGTTAAATCTAAAAACCAAATGAGTCGATGGGATTGCTACTCACCACAATTCAAACACAGAATAGAGTTGAAATGTAGAACAGCACACTACGATAATATGCTTTTAGAAAAAAAGAAGTACGATGCTATGATATCAGAATGTGAAAAGCATTTGGATATACCTATTTATATTAATTCTACTCCAAGAGGTATTTACTTTTGGAATTTATTAAAGATAAACCCTGATTGGGAAACTAACCACAAAAACCCAGCATCAACACACTTTAGTTTACGCTACAAAGTATCTAAAGAAGTAACTTACTTAAAAATTAACCCAGAAAACATTTTAAAAGAAATATGAATATAATACAACTAGAATATTTAAAGTCAATTATATTAGGTCAACTATTATTAGAAGCTAATGATAATTTAAAAACAACTACACAATATAGACAAAGTTTAAAGAATAGAATTAATAGCTTAAATAAGGACTTAGAACATATTGTAAGTGAAGAATATGTTAAAATGCACAAATCAGAACCTGAAATGCTTTTAAACATAGAAAGAAAGATAGAAAGTTTAGTACACAAATTAGCAACTAAAACTATTGATGAGTTAGTAATGTTAGAAGCTATTATAGAAAAGTACGAAACTAACAAAGAATGGTTTTTAGAATACGCTGAATCTGAATTTTTAAAAATAGAATAATGGCAACAGTAGATACAAGAGCAACCCAGTTACATTACGAAAATAACAAAGGTTATGATGTAATAGATTTTATTAAAGATTATGGCTTAAACTTCAATAGGGGTAATGTAGTTAAATATTTAGCAAGAGCAGGTAAAAAAGACAATGAACTACAAGATTTAAGAAAAGCTTTAGATTACTTAGAAAGAGAAATAGACCACTACGAAAGATTACAAGCTGAATGGATTGAATCAATTAAATAAATATAATTATGCCAATACCAACACCACAACCAGAAGAAAAAGACAAAGAGTTTTTACAAAGATGTATGATTGACGATAAAATGGTAAAAGAATACCCTGATAAAGATCAAAGATACAGTATTTGTATAACGCAAATTAAGGGAAGCAAGTAGCTTCCTTTTTTTTGTTAAATATTTGTTAAGAAGTTTTTTTATTCAAACATAAGTTTTATATTTGCTTATAATTTAAAAACAAACACTATGAACAAACAAGAAATTATTTTAAAACTAGAAAAATTATTAGCTTTATCACAAGCTAGAGAAGATGTTTACTTAGTAGCTAATTTAACAGATGTTATAGCTGCTTTAAGCAACGAATTTGATTTAAGTGATATGTATGCACAAGAAATTAGAAACGCTTTGCAAATGGATGAAACAGAACGATTATTAAATAACATTAAAATAAGATAATATGATAACTACATTTGATGGTAAACACTGGGATAAACAAGAAATATTAGATAATATGTACGATGATAGTTTTTACTATGGTTACTTAGGGCAAAACGCTTTAAGTAGTTCAAGTATTAAAACTTTATTATCTTCACCTAAAACTTATTACTTTACAACTAAATACGGATCAGGTGAAACACAAGCTTTAAGAGATGGTAAACTATTTCATACAATGGTATTAGAGCCAAACAAATTAGATGATATGATATTTGTAGAAGCTGCAACTAAAGCAAGTAAAGAATATAAGTTAGCTAAAGAAACTGGTAAAGAAGTTTATACCAATACAGAATTAAAAGCTGCAGAAAGATTAACAGATGCTTTACTAAGAAATGAAGCAGTAAAAGAATATTTAATAAAAGCAGAATTTGAAGTACCACAAATAGCTATGATAGATGGAATACCAATAAGAGCAAAAGCAGATATACTAAAAGGCAATACTATTATAGATTTAAAAACTACTACAGGTATAAAAGATTTTAGATATTCAGCTGATAAATATAGTTATGATTTACAAGCGTGGTTATATAGAGAAATGTTTGGTGTAGATAACTTTGTATTTATTGCAATAGATAAAGGTAGTTTAGATATAGCTATATTTGAATGTAGTGATGAATTTTACGCTAAAGGAGAAGAAAAGTTTAAGCAAGGTGTTAGTAACTATAAACACTTCTTTCAAACTGATGGTGTAGATTTAGACCAATATGTATTAAGAGGAATATTATAATGGATAAAGAAAGAATAGAAGAACACTTTAAAATAGCTTTGTATGAACTTGAAAACGGATCTACAATAGATGAACTAAGAAATATTATTACAGAGTATGAAGCTGTAGAAGATTACGAAGTTTGTGCTGGTATTTATCGAGCTGTTGAAATGGTTTCTTTTATAACTTTAACTGTATTTGCAAAACAATTAGGAAGTAAAATAAAATTAAGATTTAAGAAATGATTAAAGAAGAAATAAAAACTAAGATATTAAATACAATACAAAAAGTAACAGGAGTAGATATAACAACTAAAACAAGAAAGTATGAGTTTATATAGATCGGAAGAGCA